CCAACGGATACGGCAGACAGTTTTTTCCAGAAAATATTAACTACATTGGGTTAGACTATGATCCAATTATTGTCGATGTAGCTAAAGAGCAGGGATGGCACGGCGCCAATAACACATTTGTTAGCGGCGATATAAACGAATTTATACTAGGTCAGTACGACACCATTGTCGCCTTTGAAGTCATTGAGCACATTGATAACGGTTTAGAAATTGTCGAAAAGTTTAAGAAACACTGCAAGCGACTGCTAATTACCGTACCGATGAATGAGCCACCGGGATTTTGGGGGCCACACCACAAGTTGCACGGATTAAACGAGCGCCACTTCCCTGGCTTTGAGTTTAACTACATCAACGAGCAGGGCGAGATTTCAGATGTGCCGCACGACATTACAACATCAAACCCTTGCAACTTGATGATCTGTAAGTGGACAGCTAGTGAGTAAAGTACTCTGCTCCGTGGCGACTAGGGGGCGCTACTTTACCACGCTACCCCTAGTACTAAACGCTATCATCAGTCAAACAAAGCCAGTAGACAAGCTGGTTATCTTTGATGACAATGACGAGCCGCAAGACATGCGGAAAGAGATGATTTACCAATACTTTTTCCAGATGTTAGAGATTAAGGGCATCGCGTGGGAGTGGTTGTTTGCCGAAAAGAAAGGCCAGCACCACATTCACCAACGAGCCAACACGATGGGGTATGACTGGGTTTGGCGCGTTGACGACGACGCAATACCAGAGCCCAACGTGCTAGAAGAACTTTACAAGTGTGTAGGGCCAAGCACCGGCGCGGTCGGCGGTCAGATACTAACGCCGCCGTACATGCCAGACACAAATCAAGTAACTGGAAAAATTGAAAATATTGACTCAGAGCCAAACGTGCAATGGGGCAAATTTAACGAGGTTAGACAAGTTGAACATCTACACTGCTCTTTCTTATATCGTGCTGGGATCGTTGATTATAATCTGGGTCTTTCAAGGGTAGCGCACAGAGAAGAGACACTGTTTACCTACGGCTTGCACCAAAAAGGATACATTAACTGGGTAGTGCCTAACGCAGTGACGTGGCACATGAAGAACCCCCAAGGCGGTATTCGCAGCGAAACAAAAGAAGAGATGTACCACCACGATGAACGCATTTTTAGAAATATTTTGCAGTACCGTGATAAGACCGTTGTGGTTCTTAACAACGGTCTTGGTGACCACCTTGTATTCAGCCGCATACTTTCTTCGATACCTAACGCTGAGGTGTTTACTTGTTATCCTGAAGTGGTTCCCGGTCGGTCGATAGCAGAGGCGCAGCAATTGTTTGGCGACGTAGACGCTTGGAATGTCTACAAAAAGATGCACCAGTGGAATTGGAAAGATAGCCTAGAGAACGCTTACAGAAAGCTCTACCTATGATTATTATTTCACCGTACTCCAAGGCGCTATTAAACGGCAAGCAAAACTCAAAGAATTATCCGTACTGGAAAGAGTTGATCGAAATGATTGACGAGCCAATTGTCCAGGTTGGAATAGAGGGAGAAAAGCAGTTAGTTCCCGACTTTAGAAAAAATTTACCTATTACCGAATTACGTAAGCTAATTCAAGAGTGCCGAATCTGGATCTCATGTGACAGCTTTTTTCAGCACTTAGGCTGGGACGAAGGCAAAAAAGGAATTGTGTTGTGGAGTGTGTCGGATCCGTTAATATACGGTCATCCAGAAAACATTAATCTTTTAGCTGACAGAAAACATTTAGCAGAAAACCAATTTCTCTGGTGGGAGTTTGTAGAACACCGGAATGAACGATTTGTCAAACCCAAGATCGTTTTAGAACATCTTAAGGAATAAAAAATGGCCGCATCCGGTTTTACACCCATACAACTTTATTACAGCACCACCGCAACTAACGTACCCCTAGCGGCAAACTTGGTCGCCGGTGAATTGGCAATCAATACCGCCGACGGAAAGCTGTACTACAAAAACGTTTCTGGTGTGGTGACTTTACTAGCGGGCCTGTCTGGTTTTAGTGGCACTAGTGGCTTCAGTGGCTTCAGTGGCTTCAGTGGTCACTCAGGCTTTTCTGGTTCTGGCGTGTCTGGATTTAGCGGATTCTCTGGTATCTCTGGCTTCAGTGGCATCAGCGGCTTTTCCGGTATCTCTGGCTTCAGTGGTATCTCTGGCTTCAGTGGCGCGTCTGGTATCTCTGGATTTAGTGGCACAAACGGAACGATCGGTGTTAACGGAGCGTCTGGTTTCTCAGGTATCTCCGGCTTTAGCGGCTTCAGTGGTATCTCTGGCTTCAGCGGTATCTCTGGCTTCAGCGGTATCTCTGGCTTCAGCGGAACAAACGGCACCATCGGAAGCAACGGCGCGTCTGGCTTCAGCGGTATTTCTGGCTTCAGTGGATCTGGTATCTCTGGCTTCAGTGGTCGCTCCGGTTTCAGCGGTTTAGGTTTATCTGGATTTAGCGGCGCGCAAGGCGCGTCTGGTTTTAGCGGCATTTCTGGCTTTAGTGGCTTTTCAGGTACCTCTGGATTTAGCGGCTCTGGTATCTCTGGCTACTCTGGCGCGGGCTTATCTGGCTTCAGTGGTTTTTCAGGTTACTCCGGAGTTGTGTCTTATCCAACCGCCGGAATTGTTACATCAACCGGGTTAGCTTTTGGGTCAGTGCCAGATCCTTTACGAGTTGGAAATGGCGGTACAGGACTAACAGCACTAACAGCCGGCTTCATACCTTTTGGTAATTCAGCAACCCAGCTAGGTTCGAGCTCACTATTTAACTGGAGCACGGCTAACGTTCGTCTAGGCGTTGGTATTGCTTCTCCTGTAGCGACACTGCACGTCCGCGGCGGCAACTCAAACAACGCTATTATTGACAACGACGGCTCACAGTACACCACGATGAGCTGGTACAACAACGGCACGGTACGCGCGCAGGGCTACTACGACGCCAGCAACTTGTTGTTTGTGTTCGGTACCGACGTAGCGGCCCCTGTAATATTTAAAACAAACGGCACCGAGGCAATGCGCCTAACAAGCGGCGGCGGCGTTTCGATTGGAACCGCAACTGGCGCAGGTGCGGGTAATTTGTTGGTTAATGGTTCTGTTACTGGCACTACTGTTACCGCAACAAGTTATAAAACCACCAACTTTACAATTACAGAATCGGGCGGAAAATTATATTTCTACTACGGCGCAACTCAAATTGCGTCTATGGATTCTTCTGGCAACCTCATAACACTTGGCAGCAACACTGCTGGCGGAACACCTTAATTTAGGAACAACAAATGACAATTACAACTTCAGGTACCTCGATAACATTTAACGACGCAACCACGCAGACTACCTCTGCAAGAACTGGTGCGGCAATTACATCTTCCGCTGTAGATATTACGTTGACTGCAGCTTCTAATCAGGTACAAAAAGTAACAATGACTGCGGCAGATAAAGCCGTCATTTTACCAAGCACGGCTGGGTACACAGCCACTACAACAGGTACTCCAATATTTGTTATTTCGAATGGCGGCGGTATTGATTTTGATATTAAAAATAGCACGGGCGGAGTAATTTTTGCACTTGCCGCTGGACAAACCTGCACTATTAGTTTGTCAGGGAGCGCAAATCAAAATCAATGGATTGGCGATTTATCAAGCACTACGGTTGTCATTTCAAATAGAGGAACTCCTACAACTATTACAACAGTTGCAGTTAATAAAGATAGCGCACAACAAAATGTACAAATAGCCGCCTTATCTTCTACTTTAGTAGTGGCGGTTTGGCGAATTGCAAATGGAAATACTTATGCTTGTGCTGGTACTGTTTCAGGAAATGCGATAACTTGGGGAACTGCAACTGCTATTTCTGTAGTTAGGGGATACACTAAAGTTAATATTGCCCCACTATCCGCAACTACTGCTTTGATTGGAAGCATAGCTGTTGGTACTGGCTCTTACTATAACGGTATATCGGTTTCAGGCACAACTATTACTGTAAGCACCATATCTGCGGCTGGTACGGCTGGGGATAGTGACCAATATCCTTTAGTACCCTTAACTTCTACAACCGCTTTATTATTTTATGGAAATACTGGGGTAGGTGTTGCTGGAAGGGTTGTTACTTACAACGGAGCATCTGCACCTACATTTGGTACGGCTGTAAACAATGCAAATACTACTGGTCCTGGAATTTACCCAATAGTTTTAAGCGCAACCTCTGTTTTGTGTTTAACAACTAATAATACTGGAAATGTTGCGTATCGAGTTTGGTCTGTATCAGGCACTACTCTTACTATACCTACTGCATCAGCAACCTTACCAACAACTTATTTTACGAATGGAAATTTGTCTTTAATCGGAATTTCCGCTACTGAAGTAATCCTTGGTCAAGAAAATGTTTTAGCTGTTCAAAAATTGACTATATCAGGAACTGTTGTTACGCCAAGCACGGTTTGGACTTACCAATCTTTTCCAATATTGCTTCAAAATGGTGGTATTAACTACCTTTTATCGGCCACAGATTTTCTTTCTTCTACTGGTGGCACAATATCTCCTTTTGCACCTCAAACTTTTACAAGGTATGCATACAACACAACAACTGGAGTAGCATTAGTAGGAACTTCATCATTTACAGTTCCGCTTGTTTCTTATGCTTATTGTAAAGTAACAACCGATACCGCCGCAGTTGCTGGGTTTGACTCCGCAAATGTGTTAAGAGGATATATCATTTCCATAACATAACAGGAATATCATGCAAATATTTACAATGCCTGACGGCACAATTATTGGACCATTTGATTCAATTCAAGAATTACCTGACGGCAATTATTTTGCTGAAGGCGGCATTATTCCTGCCAATCAAGTTACTGGCGGAGTAATTTCTACTGTACCTGATGATTACTTAAACCCTGAACAGCAAGCGGCTTTGGATGAAAAACTGAAAGCAGAATGTAAACTAAAGGCATCAGAATTGCTTTACGCAACGGATTGGACAACTATTCCCGATGTTGCCAGCGCAATCAATAATCCTTATTTAACAAATCAAGCAGATTTTATTGCTTACCGTAATACTTTAAGACAGTTGGCAGTTTATCCAGTTACAAAACCAGTATTTCCAACTGCTCCAACAAGTCAATGGTCTAGTTAACTATGGATTTCCAATTAATAATGGACTTCATACTACCAACCGCCTGTGCGGTACTAGGTTGGTTTTGTCGTGAGCTCTGGACTGCCGTTCAGGAACTTAAATCCGACCTTGCCAAGCTGCGCGAAGAATTACCCACGCACTACGTCAGCAAGGACGACTTCAACGACCGCTGGAACGAGGTGCTGAAGGCCCTGCACCGCATAGAGGACAAACTAGATAAGAAAGTGGACCGATAACCATGGAACAACAAACATACATTGAATCAGCCAAAGAAGTCGCCGGTAAAGCAATCGGCAAGCACGGCCTAATCTACATCACCATCATCGTAATCGTTGGCGTAGGCGCCTCAATTATCTTAGAGGAATCTAAGATGGCAGCCGTAATGGGCTTGCTAGGCGCTTCTTTGACCGCCCTAATTTCGATGCTAAACAACGTCGCCGGCGCAACGCCCAAGCAAGACAAGCCCGAGTTTGAGATTATGAAGGAACTGATTGTCCGCCTAGACGGCATGGCCGATCGTGACCCAATGTCCGTTCAGGTTGAAGGCGGCAAAGTGACCGTTCGCAAGGGCGAAAACGAAACCACCATAGGCAATAAATAATGTTTCCGCTAACGGCTATCCTCGACATTGGCGGCAAGATACTGGACAAGGTATTTCCTGATCCAGCACAGGCAGAGCAAGCAAAACTAAAGCTGTTGGAAATGCAACAGAATGGTGAGTTGGCTCAGCTGCAGGCCGACATGAACGAGCAGAACAACGTCTCAGAGCGCTGGAAGGCCGACCTGGGTAGTGACTCCTGGCTCTCTAAAAACGTGCGCCCCATGACCCTTATAGCGCTTCTAGTGGCCTATTTTATATTTGCCACCGCCTCGGCCTTTGACGTCATCGTTAAGCCGGCGTACGTGGAGCTCCTAGGTCAGATGATTATGTTAATTGTCTCCGCATATTTCGGTGGCCGTACGCTGGAAAAAATTATGGAAATGAAAACTAAAAAATGACACAGCTATCAGTAAATTTTACTTTAGACGAGCTGACCCACACGGACCACCGTCAGTTTGACAACACACCAAACGCCAGCGAATTGGCCAACCTGATCCGTCTGGCTGGTCTTTTAGAAGACGTTAAGATTGTTTTGGGCGGCAAGCCCGTCATGGTTAACAGCGCATTTCGCTCAAAACAAGTCAACGACGCCGTTGGCTCAAAAGATACATCCCAGCACCGGATTGGCTGCGCCGCGGACATTCGTATCCCCCAAATCACACCCGACGAGGTGGTACGCGCCGTTATCGCCGCAGACCTGCCCTTTGACCAGATCATTAGAGAATTTGATCGCTGGACACATATATCGGTTCCCAACACCCCAAACGCCAAGCCGCGTAAGCAGGCTTTGATTATTGACAAGGCCGGAACGCGACCGTTCGCCTAAAATCTAAGTTTGCGTATTAGTATACTCAAACAAGGAGCAAACATGTTCAAGATTATTACGTCTTGTATCTGCGCCGCCGCCATCGTTTTGGGGTCTACACAATATACCCCCATGGCAAACTGGCTGATACAGTATGAAAAGAAATTTGAATGGGTGGCGCAGTCCACAATTGATCTAATCACCCATTTTGAAGGATTTCGCACAAAGGCATATCAGGATCATCGAGGCAACTGGACAATTGGAGTGGGACATTTAATACGCCCCCAGGACCGCCATTTGCTGCACACAGAGCTTTCCGAAGAGCAGGTAATGGGTATCCTACACCGAGACCTAAAAAAGTGCTCAGATGCCCTAGAATCGGCTTTAAAGGTCATGG